ATGAAACCGAACGTTCGGATAACAAACCAAGCATAAATTACAACGGCAAGCAGAGTATAGTAAAAAAAGCCGTAGAGCAGACATTATCAAATGACAACCTCAATGATGAACAACAATTATTCTGCCTGATATATGCAAAAACATATAATGCTGTTCAATCATATATGGAAGCATATAATACAACAAATTACAATGCAGCAGGAGTAAGCAGTTGCAGGCTGTTAAGAGTTCCTAAAATCAGAAAAGCAATACAGGACATCAAAAAAGCAAAAGCAGAACAGATATTAGCAGACAAAGAGGACATAGTAGAGCTGCAGATGCGTATAGCATTTGCAGACATTGGAAAATATCTTGAATTCAAAGAGGAGGAGCAGCCTGTTATAAGTGCTTTCGGGCCTGTTCAGGTAGAGGAGAACGGTGAGAAGAAAACGCTTACACAAAAGGTAAACAATGTACATATAAAGGACTCCAGGAAGTTAGATACACAGCTTATTCAGGAAATAAAGAACGGAAAAAACGGCTTCAGCATAAAACTGGCAGACAAATCAAAGGCAATAGAATGGCTGTCAAAATACTTTGAAGTATTTCCCGAGGATACAAGAAAGGCAGAATATGACAGACACAGAAAGGAAATGGATAACAGAAAGCTTGACATTGAGCTGTTAAAAATGGAGATGAATATTAAAGCAGAGACAGACGAAGCAGACAGCACAGAGAGTGATAATTTCCTTGAGGCATTTAATAAAACGGTGGAAGAAATATGGGCGCAACAGGATGAACAACAGAAAGAGCAGGGAGAAGAAAAAACAGATGAATAGCAGTAATAACATAAACAACAGAATATCAGAGCTTCGGCACTCCATAACAGAACATAAAAAAAGCATAAAACAAAGATACAAAATTAATTGTTTTGTATTTAAGCCATTCTCATTAAAACAGAAAAGGGTCCTTACATGGTGGTGCGATGCTTCTCCCGTAAGAGATAAAGATGGAATAATAGCAGATGGGGCAATCAGAAGCGGTAAAACCTTATGTATGAGCCTTTCATACGTGCTGTGGGCAATGACAAAATTCAATAATCAAAACTTTGGTATGGCAGGAAAGACAATAGGCTCCTTTAGAAGAAATGTTTTGTTTTGGCTTAAGCTGATGTTGAAATCAAGAGGTTATAATGTATCAGACCACAGAGCCGACAATTTACTCATAGTTACAAAAGGAGATGTGAGCAACTACTTTTATGTGTTTGGCGGCAAGGATGAACGTTCACAGGACCTTATACAGGGTATCACGTTAGCCGGTATGTTTTTTGACGAGGTAGCACTTATGCCGGAAAGCTTTGTTAATCAGGCAACAGGAAGATGTTCAGTCACAGGAAGCAAATACTGGTTTAACTGTAATCCTGCAAGCCCAAGACATTGGTTTAAAGTGGAATGGATAGACAAGCAGGAAGAAAAGAATATGGTATATCTGCATTTTACAATGGATGACAACCTGTCGCTTGATGAAAGTATAAAAAATAGATACAGGGCAATGTATGTAGGTGTATTTTTTAAGAGGTATATATTAGGTCTTTGGTGTATGGCTGACGGACTTGTATATGATATGTTTGATGAAGAAAAGCATGTATTTAGAGGGCAGGTGCCGTATACAAGAACACATATTGTATCCGTTGATTATGGTACGGTAAATCCTTTTTCCGCAGGATTATGGGCATATGACGGCAGTCGTGCTATAAGGGAAAAAGAAATATATTATAATGGCAGAGAAGAACATAAACGCATGGATGATGAAAGCTACTATGAGATGATGAGACAAATGATAGGGGATGCAGATGTGGAATATATCATAGTAGACCCCAGCGCCGCATCATTCATAGAAACAATAAAAAAACATGGGGAATTTGCGGTAAAGGGAGCAAATAATGATGTATTGGACGGTATAAGAATTGTAACTACTTTTTTAAACTCAGGAAAAATACTTATACATGAAAGCTGCAAAAACAGCATAGAGGAATTTGGACTGTATTCATGGGATGAAGAAAGCGGAGAGGATAAGGTCATAAAGGAAAATGACCATGCAATGGATGACATTAGGTATTTCTGCAATACATATCTGCGCAGGCAGTTGAAATGGAGGTTTTAAAAATGAGCACATATACATTTGTAAAAAATATGGCAGGAAGGATATTTAACTTTAAAAGGGATGTAGAAAAGGCATTTAATGTAGATGAGTCTGTCTCATCAGTGATGGATGCCAATATGGCATTATGGGGTAAAATAGTATCGGGGGCTCCTCCGTGGCTTGATACACAGGACAATATTGATACTATTAATTTTGCAGGCTTTATATGCTCAGATATAGCAAAAAAGGTATGCTTAGATATAGACATAAATGTGACAGGCTCAACAAGAGCAGATTATTTACAGTTCGTAATAAATGCATTAAAGCAGGTAATACGTGATAAGGTTGAAGATGCGGCAGGAATAGGCGGAATTATGTTTAAGCCTAATGGAAACAGCGCTGCGGACAACTGCATAGATTATGTGAAAAATGGTGAGTTTATAGTTACGGAAACAGACGGAAACGGAAATATATTAGGTGCAATATTCAGAGATTACATACAGCAGGGGAAGAAATATTATACAAGGCTGGAGTGGCACCGCTTTAAGGATAATATTTATATAATTAGCAATAAAGTATTTGTATCAGAAAACGAGAATGTACTGGGCAGGGAAATAGACATACATTCAGTACCACAGTGGAAGGACATACAGCCGGATGTATATCTTGAAAATATAGACAGGCCTTTATTTGCTTATTTTAAGCTGCCATACAATAATGTGATTGACGGAAGCTCACCGTTAGGAGTAGCGGTATTTTCAAATGCAATAACAGAGCTTAGGGATTTAGATATTGCATGGAGCAGAAAAGGGTTGGAGGTTGAGGACAGTAAGCATTTGACATTTGTTGATACCTCAATGTTGCAAAACTCAAAGCACTTTAAAATAAAGCTCCCAAGATTTGTTAAGGCATATGACCCAGGAACAGGCAATGAGGATAAAATACATGAGCATGTGGCAACCCTGCTTACTGAACAGAGAATAGCAGATATTAACAGCATTTTGTCACTTATATCTACCAAATGCGGGTATAGTCAGGGACAATTTGTTTTGGACAGAAAAACAGGGGCCATAACAGCGACACAGGTAGAGGCAGACGACCAGGAGACAATAAGGACAATAAAGGATATAAGAGACGCATTAAGAGATTGCATGGATAATTTGCTGTATGCCATAAATGTATATGCAGATTTATATAATATGGCGCCGGTGGGAGCATATAAAACAGATTATGCATTTGGTGACCTTACATACAACTGGGAGGAGGACCGTGCAAGGCACTGGCAGTATGTGCAGCAGGGCAATTATCCTTTGTGGAGATATTATGTCAAATTTGAAGGAATGTCAGAAAGAGAAGCGAAGGCAGTAGTAAAAGAGGCAAGAACAGAAAATAACACAGACAGCGGCAGGATATTTAAAGAGGAATAGTGGATGAGCCAGGATTTTGGAAAATATTTATATTACAGTACCGATAAAGCAGTGGAAATATGCGAAAAATTAAATCAATATGCAATCAGGGAAATTGTAAGAAGGCTGGTAAGGACAGGGTACCTTAATAAGGCTGCGACCAATATTATATATAAAATGCAGGAAGCAGGAATGACAATGCAGGCCATAATTGAAGCGGTTGCAAGGCATAGCGGCATGACGGAGAATGAGGTAAAGAAAGCATTTGAGGATGCGGCAATAGAGGCGTCAAGGGAAGATACCGAAACATACAGACAGGCAGGCATTAAGCAGAATACCGTACTTACATCCGAGGTGATGAAAAATGCACTTAAAACAGCAATTCTGCAGACGAATAATGAGCTCAGGAATATAACAAGAACAATGGCACAAAAGAGCCAGGTAATATTTATAGAGGCTGTGGATGAGGCGTATATGAAGGTGCAAAGCGGAATGTGTACATATGAAACTGCTATAGCTGAAGCCATAACGGAGGTATCGAAAAACGGACTTTATGTAAAATATCCGTCAGGGCATAGAGATACAATAGAAACGGCAGTAAGGCGAGCACTTATGACAGGCTTAAATCAGGGGACTATGAGGATGAAAATAGCAAAAATGAAAGAAATGGGACAGGATTTGCTTGTGACATCTCAACATGTAGGTGCGAGAACAGGAGGTAAATTTCCTTATGAGTACCATTCAAAATGGCAGGGTAAAGTATTTTCCATAAGCGGACAGTCGCATAAATATCCATCATTTACGGAAGAATGCGGCTGGGGAAAAGGAGGAGGCATAGGAGGTTGGAACTGCCGTCATCATATATATGCTTATATAGAGGGCGTAAGCAAGCTGCCGGAGCCTATAGATGAGGAAGAAAACAGGAGGGTAGAGGAGCTTAATAAAAAGCAGCGAAGATATGAAAGCTCCATAAGGGCAAAAAAAAGGGAGTTACTGGGCTTAAAAGAGGGAATGGAAGCTACGGACAGTGATAAGCTGAAATTTGAACTGCAGCAGCAATATGACAGGTCAGCATATGAGCTTAGAGAGCTGAACAAAAACTATAATGATTTTTGTTCAGATAATAATTTGAAAACATGGAATGAGCGAAAGAAAGTAGTGGATTTCCAAAGGGAGCAGAGCTATGAGGCTAGACTTGGAGCTGACAGGTATAAGAAAATACCACATTATTTAGGAGCTGATAGCGGTATCAGGGAATATACGGAAGAACAGATTAAGACCATGGCAAATGAAATGAAACAGGTTGCAGATAAGCATATAGAAAGGGAAAGTAAGTGGAGTGGGAATATAGTAGTTGATAATAAGGATAAAAGGACTGGTAAGTTATGGAATTGTGATATACAGGTTACAGGGAAAACTTCTCCGCATATTATTTTACATGAACAGATACATGCTAAGTCTATAAGTTATTATGATAAAGAAACATATTGCGAATATGGAAAAATCGAAGAGGCGGTTGTACAGTATCTGACACAGGAAATAAGTAAGAAGGAAGAAATCACAATTATTAACAGTATGTATGATAATGATGTAAAAATGCTCAGAAAAATACGAGAAAAGCTAAGTTTTACATCAGATTATGAGTTTGCCAAGACATTAATAGATATACTGGTATCAGAAAGAATACAGTGGATTGAAAACAAAGTTTATGATAAAATGTTGTTATCAGGAACACTGGAAGAATATGAGGAAATGGCAGAAATCATAAATAAATTAGGAGGTAATGAGTGATGGCAAGAAGTGCGAAAGAAGCTATAGAAGATGTATGGAAAAAGAAAACAGATGATGAATGGCTTGCATATAGAGATGAACTTATAGAATTACTAAATGATAAGGATTTGTCAGATGAAGATAGAGCAAAAATAGCTCCTTTAGGATGTTTGGAAGTGGCAACTATGGTGTGTGATGGTATAGAACGAAAGAGAAATGAAGGTAATATATGAGTAGTGGGTTTAGTTTTATATCATTTTGGGAAAGGTGGGGATATGTATGAGGATTATGCAGAAAATACTTGATGCTTTTAAATTGGAAAGCATAGAGGAAATGGAGTCAAAAGCAGAGGAAAAAGAATGCGACTCTATAAATAAGTTAAACGCTCCAAACAGTCAAGATAGTGTTAATTCAGAAGAAAAGAACTTGATTAAGTTAAACGATAGTTTAGATGAATATTTTTCAGAAGCAGGAAAGTTTGTTATTGAAAAAGGTAAAGCCTCTGTTTCAATGTTGCAAAGGCTTTTTCATATAGGCTTTAATCGTGCCTCCAAGATACTGGATCAGCTTGTGGAAGTAGGTGTTGTTGGTCCGGAAATTGGAACAAAACCAAGAACAGTTATTATGTCTATGGAAGAATTTGAACAATGTATGGATAAAATTGTAATAATACAAGAGGAAAAAGGAAATACGGATGTAAATAAAACTCTGGAATTAACCTTATGGGATATTGAAAATATTCTAAAAGAAAAAATTTCAATAGAAGCTGATTTTTCACATGATGGGGAAGTGTTAAAGAAACTGAAAAATACCATTATTCCATCTACAATTAGCGAAAACCAGATAGAAATAATCAATACATTGTTAAAATATAATTCTCCAAAAACAATAAGATTGATTTTGATAGATGATAGCATTATAAATTACAATGTATATAATAGTGCTCCACAACTCTTGCTTCCGGTTATTACAGATAAAGGAACAATAGATAGCAATGTTAAATGGTGTTATGATGAAATGGAGTATCGCATAAAAGAATTTGTTAATCTAGGAGTAAAAAATATTGATTCTTTTAATGAGAAAACAGTAAAGAATATGCTTCCTAGAGTAATATACATTATCAATGAAGCAAACGAATTTTTCAAACATATAACCATATCATTAGAAAGACTTTTTATGAACTCCAACATGGTAGGGATATATTTTATCCTATTTTCAAGATTTTCATTAAAAAGCTTGTCTCTGGGTATAATAGGGGAATTGTTGGAGATTTCTACAGTGGATAAATTGAAAACACGGCTATCACAGATTGAATATGCAAATAGCGGTCAAGGTACGACAAGAAATTTTGATGATATGGATGGACATCATTTTGAACGATTATGTGCTGATATTTTGAAAAAGAATGGCTTTGTGGATGTGGAGGTTACTCAGGGAAGCGGAGACCATGGAATTGATATACTGGCAGAAAAAGATGATATTACATACGCAATTCAATGTAAATGTTATTCTTCTGATATAGGAAACGCCGCTGTACAGCAGGCACATACCGGAAAGAGTATATATAAGAGAGATATTGCTGTTGTTTTGACAAACCGTTATTTTACAGCACAAGCAAAGGAAGAAGCACAGATGTTGGGTGTTAAGCTGTGGGATAGGGATAAGCTGAATAGTATGATAGAGAAATCTTAGAGGGCGAATTGCCCTCTTTTTTTTAAATTAGGTATTGACTTTTGCCCGACATAATATATAATAGAATTATGCCCGACAAAAGTGAGGTGAGAAAAATGAGTCCTAGGACAGGCAGACCAACGGAAAATCCTAGACCAAATAAACTGAGTATTCGTATAAGTGATGAGGATAAGAAAATTTTGGAAGATTATTGTCAACGGGAAAATATAAATCGAACGGAGGCAATAAGTAGGGGGATTAAAAAGTTGGATAAAAAATAAAACAACCGTTTCACCTACCACAGCTTAACGGTTGTTTGAATTACCGAGGAATATCCTCTATGAAATATTCTATCATAGAGAGGTACTCCTTGCAAACAATTTTTGATTTGAAAGGAGATTTTATTATGGCAAGAATAAAAAATGTTTTAGAAAAAGCAGAGAGCATGACAGGGAAAGTCAATCCATTTTATAATATCTCAGGAACTCAGATAGTAGAAATATACAGTAATTCCAGAGATTGGTTTCATGCAATAAGTAACGGATTTAAGATAGGTTATATGCAGGGAATGAAAGCCGCAAAATCGGAGTTTAAGAAAGGCGGTGCTTGCTAATGAATAACGACTTAAAGCTGATAGAAAATGAATTAGTACCAGTATATGAAACTGATAAGGGAGAAAAGGTGGTATATGGAACAGAGCTTCATGCAGTGTTAGAGGTTAAAAGTAAATTTGCTGATTGGATTAAAAATAGATTGAATGATTGTGAAGCGGCAGAAAATGAGGACTTTGAAGCGTTTTCTAAAAATTTAGAAAACGGTGGAAGGTCAAAGGATTATATCGTCAAACTTGACACCGCCAAAGAAATGGCAATGCTTGAACGCAATGAAAAAGGCAAACAGGTACGCAGATACTTCATACAGGTAGAAAAGAAGTACAAGGAAGCAGTGCATACGAAACTGCCACAGGGAAAAGAATTGCTAGCATTAGCAGTCCTTGAAGCACAAAAGACCATAGAGCAACAGAAAGAGGATATAGCAAGAATGAGACCAAAGGAGATATTTGCAGATGCAGTATCAACCTCTAAAGCCTCAATACTTGTAGGAGAGCTGGCAAAGATATTAAAGCAGAATGGTGTAGACACCGGAGAAAAGAGACTATTTGCATGGCTTAGAAATAACGGTTATCTAATACGCAGAAAAGGCACTGACTATAGTATGCCTACACAATATAGCATGGAACTTGAATTGTTTGAAGTAAAGGAAACAGCAATACCACATGCAGACGGGCATGTTACGGTAAGCAAGACACCCAAAGTAACAGGTAAAGGTCAGCAGTACTTTATCAATAAGTTTATTGGGGAGGTGGCTTAGTATGGCAGAAGATTATAGAAAGTGGATAATTAAGATGATTGAGAAAATCGACAATCAGGAGTTTTTGGCATACATTTTCTTTTTTATCCGTGGAATGTATAGAAAGTGTGTAAATCAAAAAGGAGGAGATAGAAGTAAGTGCTAAAAAATAGTAAAATCCTCTCTTGTAATAATTAAGCAAATGTATTATAATACCTTTAGGTGATGCAATGAAAGAATATTGGATAAGATGCCCATTGTGCGGATATCCAAAGATGATTAAAGCAAGAGATGATACAGTGCTTAAAAACTTCCCTGGGTACTGTAAGAAGTGCAAAAGGGAAAGTATTATAACGTTTGAGAGTAGTGTTAAGTTTAGTGTAAAATTATAAAACAGAGCCTAAGAGCCGGATAGCTATTTAATTATAGTTATTTGGCTCTTTTTTTTCATCTTAAATCAGCACAAAGGACATCACACGGCAGGATAGTGCAGTCCGGCAGCATGTCAGCTTCATAAGCTGAAGGTCACAGGTTCAAATCCTGTTCCTGTCATTACCTAAAGAGGGGTTAAACTCTTAAATCTATACTGTGGACACACAGAATAATAAAATCGTATGGAGGATAAAAATGAAAGATATTCTTGAAATCTTAAAAAGTTATGGTTTGGAAGTACCATCTGATAAAGCAGAAGCTTTTAAAAAGGAATTTGTTGAAAACTACAAAGCAGTTGCTGAATTGGAAAAGAAAACAACAAAAATAGCGGCACTTGAGGAGGATAAGAAAGCATTGGAGGAACAGCTTAAAACCGCCAATGAAACAATAGCAGGATTTGAAGGTGCTGACGTTGAGGGCTTAAAACAGCAGATAGTTGACTATAACCAAAAGCTTAAGGATACCGAGGAGCAGCACAAAAGAGAAATTGAACAGCGTGATTTTAAAGACGCACTTACAGAGGCAATGAAAGAGGTTGAATTTACCTCAGAGTATGCAAGGAAATCCGTTATGGCAGAGATTGAAGGAGCCGGTCTTAAGCTCATAGATGGGAAAATCATAGGCTTAAACGATTTGCTTGAAACCATAAAGGAAAAGGATAAGGCTGCATTTGTTGACAAGGAACAGGAGCAGCTTGAACAGGGTAAGGCAAAATTTACCACACCAATAAATATCAAGGAGGGTACAAAGCTTAGTACAAGTGAGCTCATGAAGCTTAAAAACCAGTATCCAAATCTTGATATTACAAAATACATGTAATTAAGGAGGAAAAATTAAATGGCATTATTTGATATTGTAAATTTTAACGGAGAAGTATTTGACGCCGCCGTAAGACAGACGCCAAACTTAAGGCTGAATGAGCTGCTTAAGTCAGGCGCAGTCATAGAAAAGTCGGAATATGCTTCATTGGCGCCTGACCAGAAGGGCGGTCATTATATCACAACAATCATTAAAGAAAGACTTTCAGGGGAGCCGGATAATTATGACGGTAAAACTGATATTACAACAGATACAAGAGGAAACTTCACCATGGGAAGAATAGTTGTAGGAAGGGCCCATGGGTGGACTGAGCAGGATTTTGTATCAGACATAAGCGGTGATGATTACAGCGCTGCAGCAGGCGAGGTAGCAGAGTTTTGGGATGATGTAGACCAGGATATACTTATATCAACCTTAAAGGGTATATTTTCAATGACAGGCACCAAAAATGAGGAGTTTGTTAAAGCTCATACATATGAGGAGGCAGGAGAATTTGGAGCAACTACCCTTAACAATGCGTTACAGAAGGCATTAGGTGATAATAAGGCAAAATTCTCACTGGCAATTATGCACAGTAAGGTTTCCACAGGACTTGAAAACCTTAAGCTGCTTGAGTATATGAAATATACTGATGCAGAGGGAATAGAAAGAACGCTTACCATAGGAACACTTAATGGCAGGGTTGTATTAGTGGATGATACCATGCCGGTAAAGGAGGTAGCAGCAACAGAGAAAGAGGAGGCATACACAGAGTATACAACATATGTGTTTGGACAGGGAGCCATAGAGTATACAAATTGTGGAGTAAAGACGCCGTCTGAAATGGAAAGAAATGCAAAAACAAATGGCGGAGAAACAACGCTTATTTCAAGACAGAGAAAGATATTCGCACCTTACGGAGTATCCTTTAAAAACAGTTCAATTTTGTCGCCGACAAATGCCCAGCTTGAGGCAGGGACAAACTGGGAGCTGGCAAATAATAATGTGTCAGGAAGCAAGCAGGCATATTATCCCCATAAGGCAATTCCTATTGCACAGATAAAGACCAGAGGCTAAGAAAGGAGGCTTCCTGTATGGCATACGCAGCATATGAATTTTATAGGGATAAATATTATGGCAATTCCATAGAGGAAGCTGATTTTAACAAATGGCTGTCTAAGGCTGAAACCATAATAAACAGGTATACATTTAACCGCCTCATTAAAAATATGCCGGAAGATGAGAAAACACAGGAACAAATAGGCTTGTGTGCATGTGATTTGGCAGAAAAGGTAATGGAAATAGACAAGTATATCAAGGCAAGCAGTATAAACAGTAACGGAGAAACCATAATGGTTAAGTCCAAGTCCGCAGGAAGCGAGTCAATTACATTTGCCACAGGAGAAACAATATATGCAAGGCTTGTAAATGATAATAAAGCGCTGGAGGCATTTTACTATACCATAGTAAAAAACTATCTTAGCGGTTATGACGATGCAGACGGAATAAATCTTTTATATGCAGGGGTGTAGGATATGTTTGAGGGAATAATTACAATATTTAATTATGACAGGAAAACAGATAAATATTATCCTACAGTTCTTGAAAATATAGAGATACAGAAGTTAGTATCAGCCAGATTGATAAAGACAGGGACAGATGATGCAGATACTGTCAATATACATATACCATACTCAGAACGGTACAGGAAGCCTATGGAATGGCAGTCCTCAGATAATAAAGCAGATATTTTTACATTTAATGCAAAGAACAAAAAGGATTTTATATATTGCGGAAAATGGGAGGATTGCAAGGTCATAGCTGATAGTGATTATGAAGGTGATTTTTATGCTTATATGAGCAGTAATTTTGATGATGTATATATGATAAGCACTGTAGCGGAATATAATACAATTCCCCATTGGGAGGTGGGTGTCAGATAATGAGTAATAAATATACAGACGCATTTAGAAAGTTTAAATTTAATGGTCCCAATATATCAATAACTCTTTTTGACGGAGATACTGCCGTAGAATTTGAGAGAAAAATCAGTAAAGCACAATATCTCCTTGATGAGATAATAAAGCACGACACAGAGCCATATGTGCCCTTTAGAACAGGCACCCTTGCGAATACAGCAAATTTGACCGAAAGCGGAATTGGAAAAGTAATATATTATGGTCCTCAGGCAAGATATTTATATGAGGGAATGCTTATGGTATCGCCTACAACAGGCAGCTCATATGCAGCGCTTGGCGAAAAAAAGATACTGACAAAAAAGAAGCTAGAATATGACAAAACAGCGCATCCACTGGCAGGAGCAATGTGGTTTGACAGGTCGGCAGAGGTAAATATGAAAAGATGGATTGAAGCGGCAAAGGAGGAATTTAGAAATGGCTGAAAATAAAGAGCTTCTCCCTGTAAGCGAACAAAGCAGTGTATTGGAAACAATATATAAACTTGTCAAGGAATGTCCGTTTATAGAAGAAAAAAACGTTAAGTTTGATTTTCTTGACATAGAGGAGGACTCTTTAGCCGTATTATCAACACCGGGAGCATGTATTGTATCAAAGGATATACTTGGAGGCTTTACAGGCTCATTGCCATTTATTTTAGGCTATAAGGGACGGCAGAGCAGCGATAACAGAAAGATAAAAACAGTTGATTTGCTTAACAACATAGGCAAATGGCTTGGAAAGGAAAAAGTAACTGTAGATGATAAGGAATATGTTTTGAAAGAATATCCGTTGCTGTCTGACAACAGAAAAATAGCAAGGATAGAACAGCAGACAGTTCCTTATATAAGCGACATTGACGAAAAGAGCAATATAACATATATATGCACGGTTAAAGTGACATATTTGAAGGAGGTAGAATAAAGTGGCAGTAACAGGAGAAAAGATAGAAAGAAAGTATTTGGCGCATTTTATTGATGCAGCATTTGATTTAACATATGCGGCAGCAAATTATGAGCGTATAGGTAAGGATTTGGAGGAGTACACCATTGAGATGAACCCTGAGGCTGAGACTGTAAAAAATATATTAGGAGAAAATTCAACAAACGTCAAAGGGTGGGAGCCACAGGCAAGCGTAGATACATACTATGCAAGATACGGCTCGGCATTATTTGAGAAATTGTATAATATTATTAATGACAGGTCAACAGGCTCACAGCTTGAGACCAGTATTGTTGATGTGTTAATCAACCAGGATGCGACTATTGACAGCGCATACAGGGAAAACGTGGTGATAATCCCCCAGTCCATAGGAGGCGATACAGGCGGAGTAAACATACCGTATGAGGTGCATTATAATGGAGACAGAACAAAAGGTACGTGGAATGCATCAACAAAAACCTTCACAGTAGAAAGTATCGGAGACAATTCATAACAAAAATTATACAAATAAAGCCATGATAGGTGTCATGGCTTTAAAATATAGGAGGCATTATGCAGAGAATAGTATTTGACAACGAAAATAAGAAAAGCTATGAGATAGCGGACAGCAGTGGAAACGTAAGAGGAGTAATATATGTTGACACCGGTGATTTTGATATTTTCACAAGAATAGAAAAGGCTGGTGAAAATATGCAGCAAATATTGAAGGATGAGAAAATAAAACTCTCAGAAAATATGGATGACAAGGAAGCCCTAGAGCTTGTGAATATGACAGACAGGCTTATAAAGGAGCAGATAAATTACATATTTGGAGAAGACGTGTCAAAGGTTGTATTTGGTGATAAAAACTGTCTTAACCTTCGTGGCGGTAAAACATTAGCGGAAGTGTTTGTCGATACGATTGTGAAAGAGATAAGTAAGGATATGAACAGGCAGGTCGGCATAAATAAGAAAAATATTAATAAGTATACAAAGCCTTACAATTCATCAGGACATAGGAGAAGAAACAAAAGATGATAGGAGTATTACCCAAAACCATTAAAATTGATGACAGAGAGTATAATATACGCTCTGATTTTAGGGACTGCCTGAGAATAATAGAAGCATATGGTGATGAAGAATTGTCATTACAGGAAAAGCATATGGTAATGCTGCAGATACTTTATAAGGATTATGAAAGCATCAGGGATATTAATGAGGCCTTAGAAAAGGGGATATGGTTTTTAAACTGCGGAGACAACATTACAGGGGTAAAAGAGGAAAAGCCAGTGTATGACTGGAAGCAGGATGAACACATGCTTTTTGCTGCCATTAACAGGGCCGCAGGGTGTGAGACAAGGACGCTTAAGTATTTGCACTGGTGGAGCTTTGTGTCATATTTTTATGAGATAGGGGATGGGATGTTTTCTACTGTTGTGGGAATACGTTCTAAGCTGAATAAGCATAAAAAGCTGGAAAAAAGCGAGCAGGAGTTTTATAGGAGAAATAAGGAGATGGTTGACCTTAAGAAAAAGTATACTATGGAGCAGAGGGAAGAGATGAGTAGGATTAATACTATGTTGGGGTAAATAAATTTATATAAATACCTAAAATTTTTACTGATATATGCAATAAATGTATTGCTTATTGAACTTTTGTAAAAAATATTATATAATATTAAAACAAGAAACTTTTACATAAGATATAGAAACCATTTAAAGTATAAAATTACAATATAATGGTATTAAGGAGTGAAGATTATGTATAAGGCAGATGTTTTAGCAAGATATATAGTAGATAAATGTACAAATGATGGTCAGCCAATTACTAATTTGCAGCTACAAAAAATATTATATTTTATTCAACTGAATTTTATAAAAATAATGAATGTTGCTGCATTTAATGAGGACATGGAGGCTTGGCAACATGGGCCTGTTGTTCCTGAAGTATATAGTGAATATTCATATTGTGGAGGAACGCCTATATTTCAAACCTATGAGGGAATTGAAAAGGAAATAAAAGGTGGTATTGGTA